CGAGCGCACGAATGCCATTCTCCGGCGTGTCGAAGATGCAGAATCGGCCGCCGGGCTCTTTACCGATCTGGCCAACCCAGTTGTTGGCGGGGTTGAAATCGATGTTTCCCGGGTTGCGATTGCGCACACCGCGGGGAAGCAATTTGGTCATGGTTTTCTCCAGGCAAGAAAAAGCCCCGTCAGTGCGGGGCTTTAAGATGACGTTGCGATTGCGTCGGGTGACGGCGGCCACTCGACTTGCTCAGGGAACCCCGATTGCTGCTCGATTCGGTTCAGTTCTACGCGGTGGAGCTTCCAGGCTTTCAGCGTTGTTCGCTCATGATCGGTGGCCGCATCCAGGTCAACCGCATCCTGATACGGTGCCATGCGCGCCGTGGCAAGGCTCAACAGGCGGTCACGCTGGGCGAGCGCAGAGACGCGCAGCTCTTCGACCGTCGGCGGCACCTCTTCCGGAGGCGGCGGCCAGCCAACCGAGAAACCACCCTCGACCGATACCGCCTTGCCCAGCACCATACCTTCGATGGCCTCTTGATACTGCTCGTCGCTGATTTCGATTCCGCCTGGCAGCGGGTCCGTGGAGACTGTGTTGTATTGCGCGTATGGCATATCACTTGATCCTCATGTAGTACGTTACGCCAATGTTTTTTGCACGGGTTTCCAGGCCCACGCGCGGCGTTCCGTTCACGCCATCACTCACCAGCGCCGTCTTGGTCGCGTTCATCGCTGACGCCCCCCAGCTGTCAAACGATGGCCCGTTGGCTCCGTTGCCGGTCGCTGCCGGCAACGTATGACCCTGAAACTGGTCCTGCTCCACGATGCCCGATTGACCACCCCGCAACACCCGCCGCTCGGTGTTGATCAGGTAAACCGCATGAGTATTCATCGGGCTACCTGCAAGAGCGACGGATGCAAACGACACCAACAGCGGCGCCGTGCCAGACACGACTTCATTTGTCAGCACGCCATTGTTGTAGGGGTCACCAGCTGTCAACTTGATGTATCGATAGGCGCGGTCAGTTGGCGGGATGGGAACCGAAGCGCTGCTGTCGAAGATCGGAATAGGCACACCAATAGGCATCGTCGCCCACGGGTCGTAGACCATGGCCTCCAGCGCCTGGCCCTGCGCCTTGGTATAGGCGTCGAGAATTCCATAAGCGGCCAACGTGGCCCCCTTGTCAGCCTTCCCCGCCACTTGGTTGATGAGGGTCGTAGCAAAGTTGGGGTCGTTGCCAAACATCGCGGCAATTTCATAGATGGTGTCCAGCGCGGCAGGTGCCGAGCCGACTAGAGACGCAATGGCCTTATCAACCGTGTTGGCCACGAACAGACAGTTGGCCAGCTGGGAGGTTCTTGTTCCCAGGTTAGCGGTCTCTGCGGTCGGCGTCCCGGAAAACGCCGGACTGACCAGGGACGCCTTGTTAGCATCAATCCATGACCTGGTATAGGCATCGAGAATGCCGAAGCCGGCAAGCGTTGTAGGGTTCGCGCCCGCTGTAACACGTCCGAATGCATCCGTCGTCACCTGCCGATAAGTGCCGGCGGCTACTCCGGTTCGCCCGCTGGTCATGGCGAAGGTCAGCGCCGTGGTACCGACCTGCGGCGGCAGCGTGTTGGCCAGCTGCCACAGGGTGCCGGCGTATGCGGTGCCGGCCTGGACGATGATCAGGTGACCCGGGGTGCATTCAGCGTCTTCGTTCGCATCCAACGCCCGTGACCATGCATTGGCGGACGCCGTGTAGATCCAGTTCTGCGCGGCGTTGGCCTGATCCTTCACCAGCACCCGGTCACCAGCCACCAGGGCCACGCCGTCAATCGTCTGCAGGCCGGACAGGGCAATTGGCCCCGTAGTCGCCACACGCACGGCGCGCTTGATGTCACTGGCAGCAAGGCCCTGAATTGCCTGCAGCAGCTGCGCGTTGTTGTCTTCACTCGGCACAAGGCCGGCGGCCTTGATCACAGCCAACAGCTCATCGGTGACTGCGTTGCCCCAGGCGGATGGGATCAACGAGCCCGGCAGGCCAGTGCTGACGTTTTCGTCCACGAACTTGCCGCCGACCAGGCCGACATTGGGAATGCGTTTCGGGTAGTCCATATCGCGTTATCCGTAGGTAATGGTTTCAAGGGTGTGCGCCGGGGCGGCGCGGCTGACCAGGCACTCCAGCGCGCCGTTGGCGGCACCGCCGAAGGTCTGGCCCCAATGGCTGAATCCGAAGCGGCTGCCTTGGGCCAGGCGCGGCCCCGTCTCCAGGGTCCACATGAATTGCGCGCCCCAGGTGCCGAAGCGGGCCGAGCCGAAGCGCGACCGACCGAAGCGCGGCGCCCGGTGCTCGACCACGCGGGCATTGCGGTAGCCCAGCGAGAAAGCCAGCTCCACGAAGTAGGCCGGCGTCTGCCCGCCGACTTCCAGCAGCCGGCGGCGCACGGCCAATTGCCGATCGGCAAACACCGGTGAGTCGCCCATGCAGGGGTCAGGCAGGTGCATGACCCGCTCCCAATCGGGGACCAGTTCGCGCACCGTGGAGGGCTCGCTCTCGGCCAGCAGGTCGGCGGCGCGGCGATCCTCGGTGGCCAGCTCCTGGGCCGCCGCCTGCAGCACCTGGTCAACGCCGGGGTTGAATTCACGATCCCAGGCTGGCCCCGGCGGCAACAGGGCGCACAAGTGGGCGTAGTAGTCCGCTACCGTCCTCACGACCACAGCACACCCCCATAGGTCAGCAGCTCATTAGGGGCGGCCTGCACGTCGCCGGCAGGACTGATGACCTTGTGATCGCGCTCACCCGTGGCGCCGCTGATAGCCTCGGCAATGTGGGTGGCCAGCAGCGTGGCGCCCAGCGCCGATTCACGGTTGTGCAGGTCCACCAGGGCGGCTTCCACGGCGCGCCGTACCGCGCTGCTGTCCGGGGTGACTGTAAGCTGGTACTGCACCGACTTCTCTGCCGGTGGCAGCACGTACACCTCGGCCGTGACGGGCCGCTCCTGCTCGATGTAGGCGGCCACGGCAGCGATGGCTTCGGCGTTCGGGATGATGTCGATATCGCCGTCGCGCACGAAGAACACCCCTACCGTGCCCGGCCCCATCCAGTGCCGCACCACCCAGGCCCGGGTTACCCCGGCAACCTCCAGCGCCCAGGTTTCGTAATCGCTCTTGCTGCCGCCGTGCGCAATGACGCGGTACGAACGAATCACCCGAGCGCGCAGCGCCTCGATACTCTCTTGCTCGGTGCCACCGGTCAGGCCCGGCGCTGCCACGGTGAACGTGTCATTGACGCCCAGCACCGGCGACACTACGCGCAGCGGGGTGCCGGCGGGCGTGTTGCCCAGCTCGCCAGGCTCCAGGGCCTCGACCTGGGCGACGCCTTCGGTGCCGGCCAACTTGACCGAGGCCCGTACCCTGAACAGCACCTGGTCATCGCGCTGCAGCAACGTGCCGGCATCGAGCAGCGCCGAAGCGGCGCCGGTGAAGGTGGCCGCCCCGCTCGCCTTCACGGCCTCCAGGCGGCCGCGCTTGAGCCGCGCCTGGGCCATACGCAGCAGGGTTTCGTCGTCGGCCGTGTCCGGCAGGATCTGGTCGGCAATGTAGCGCTGGTGACCGTAGCGGCCGGACGACGCCGCGCCCAGTACGCGGGCCAGCACCTCGGCGTCGGAGCGGACAAGAGCGCTACCGCCGGCCAAGTCGGCCTGCGCCCTGGCCACCAGGGCGGGCAGTGTTGGGATTTCAAACGGCATTGATCACCTGCCACAGGTTGTCTAGTTGAACATCGATCACCGGGCCATCGCGCAGGCCGACCCGCACCTGCATGTCGAGGCGGTCGACCTTGCGCGACGCCGTTACCGTAACGGCGCTCACCCGGTCGTCATCCACCGCCCACTGCAACGCCTCGCGGGCGAACGCCTCAGCCGTGCGCACCGTGTCGTCGGTCAGCGTGCGCCGGCGCAGCTGCCACAGGCGGGAGCCAATCCGGTCATTGGCCAGGGTCGGGAACGTGTCGCCCCACCAGCCGTAACGCTGGTCATCGTCCAGCAGGTCGCCGGCCTCGGCGCGCCGCCAGGTCAACAGGCTGATCACCACGGCGCGCTGCCAGGCGCGTTCGGACTCGGCATCGAGCAGCGTCATGCCGTCACCACCGGCTTACCGCTCTGCTGGTTACCTTTCGCCACGCCCTCATGCGGGTGGTTGACCTGGCTGACGCCGGCGGCGATCTGGTCGCCCTCGGAAACGATCTGGCCCGTGGTGCGGATCACCGGCGTATCGAACTCCACGGCCTTCTCGGCCTTGACCTTGAGCGTCAGCGTCTGGATCTCAATCACGCGGCCACGCTTGAAGTGCAGGCAATCGCCCTCGTCGGTGTACACGGCCACCTCGCCGCTCTTGAGCGCCTGCAGGCGAAAGCGCCGGTCGGCGACGCACACGACCACCCCATGGGAGCGGTCGCCGCCCAGGAACGCCGCCAGCGCCTCGGCGCCGGGCAGCGGGTTGGACGTAAAGCCGTAGGGCTCGAAGTGCTCCATGCCGTCTTTTACTTCGTCGGCGGTAAGGCGCATCTGCAGGCCCTGCAGCTTGCGGCCAGCATCGACCAGGGCGACCACGCCTCGGGCGAGAAAATTTCTCATGGGTTTCATTGGCCAGGCTTCCAGTCGGCGGGGATCAGGTATTCGAAGTTGTCGGCCTTGCCGCCCTTCTTGAGCTTGCGCGACTTGTGCGGGTCTTTCGGCTCAGGGTCGAAGCCATCCGGCGGGCCTACCACGATGTTGGCCACGGTGCCGGCGTCATCGAGCACGTACTCGATTTCGCTGATGAGCATGTCGCGGTCGATGCCGATCAGCGGGTCGACCACGCGCACGATCATGTTCGGCACCCACAGGG